AATCATTGAATGCATCTATCTGACTTATGGTAACTAGCTTACTACATGCATTTAGAGTGTGTTCCAATCCCCTTTTGAAAGTGTATAAATTAAACTTCTGTTCTCTGAAATTGTCTAACAAGAAACCAGGCTCTATTGGTCTATCAGAAACAATTGCACCGCATTCAATGAGTTTGTTTAAAAATCCATTCTTGACCGCTGTATTAATGATATATGTATCAGAGTACATGTATGCATCAAGTTCCACTTCTATAGATATCAGAATCTTTTCTCTCCTTTTTAAGTATGTCTCTAATCCTGCACTTTCATCTTCTTCAGCATGTATGACTTCACTACTAGCTTCATCAGCACATGCCATTCCTAAAGCCTCAAAGGGGTTAAATGAATCAACGAAATCAGGTGCATCTATTAAACTATTTAGTAGGTCAAATTGATCAGCTACACTACTGCCCTGTTTCTGAATTTTAACACTAACCATATTATCAGCAGCCTGACTGTATTCAGTATTTATATAACATTTTTTAATTCCCCTCTCTTTCAAATAATTTCTGTTTGTTTCGACATAATTCCAATCTATATATGATATCATCTCTGCATTAGACATTGAGTATATGGAGTACATCTTAAGCTCACCATAGCGTACAGGTGTGCAGCCAACCTTTGGTACTTGTGAAAAATAGTTCCGTCTATCTAAGAACAACTGGCCCACATAATCTAGTGAGCAATCTGTATATTTATCTATTTTTGGTGGAACAATAGGAGCAAATGCATTTATAGTTCCCTGTATCATTGTTATTGGTTCGGGGTAAGTTAGAATTAGACAATCATTGCCCTCAATCTCTGACACCCTTGTGAAATATGAACTAGAATAACTAGTGTGCAGAAATATTTTCTCAACCATGTCATCGATTTCATTAACCACTTCAATGAGTGTGCACTTACTAAGGTATTCTTTGTTTGGAATGTTAATTTTACCTACCCAGTGTGATCTCATGAGATGGAATATAAATGTATCATTGTCAACATCACCAGCAACATTATGCACCTTATCTCTAGTTGAGACAACCATCTGCCAGCTTGTATATTTGGACACATTACATATTCTGTGCACCTTTCTTACGTACCTACCCTTACCATTAATCTTGGGACTTAGTTTACTAGTATAAAATTTGTCAACCTTGGGATCTGCAACAAGTGAAGGGTAATGTGGATTAGCAAACAGATTTCGGCAAAAACTGGAGTATGTTTCACCAAAGACGCCATAGAAATCATAATATGATGTATATGTTTTTATATGATCAGGACCTTTGTGATATGTCAAACAAGACCTATATCCTGTTGCTTCCCTAGATCCATTGATACTGTTTATCTGGTTCTTAGATAATTGTGTCTGAAGATCATCATTTATCAACTCAGGTATTTTACTAATTATATGTCTGGTTTTAAATTTCAAGTTTGAGGTTGTGTAAATAGATCTAAGATAACTGTCTGGATCATCATTACCTGGACATCTAGGAGGTATGCCACATATAATATTGGAGTTTGATGGGAAATCGGTTTTTATGACATCTAGCTTCCATTTATGAGCAAAATCTAGAAACTGTGCTTTTGGAATAACCAATGCTGTACTTATGTTTGTTCCAGAATTTATAGCATTATAGTAGCAGTTAAACACATTAGCAAGATCCTGGGTGAATGAACCTGTAGTTTCTGGGCTTATTAGTGAAACAATAAACTTTATATCATTCTTCACAACATACTTTTCAGTTAGATAATCTGAATTGAATTCAACTACCTTATCTG